ATATCGTAAAGTTCAAAGTCATCAAAGATGCCGTTTTTAATCGCTTCAGGAACAATTTCAGATACTTTCCTATGAACATTGCGAACATATTCTGGAAGAACCCTTCGGCCTGTTTTTATATATCTTTGATAGTTTCTTTCAAGCGCTGTTGCAATTTCAGCTGTTGCATATTTGGCGCGAACTGTCATACCGCGATCTGTCATTGTTTTAATTTTTTTGGTCAAACTGGCAACGCTTCCATCGCCTGTACCATCCAACATTGTGTGGTATCTTCTTTGCGCTGATTCTCTTTGAATCAATTTAGAAATCCAACTCGATTCTTCATGTACATAGTTCGCGGCGTTTTCTGCAATCTTTCCGCCCTTGGCTTTCATCGCATTAAATTCAGGTAAGCGTTTTTTGATTTCATCAGCATCAATAACAACTGTTCCTTTTGGCAATGGCGATTTCTTCAACATGATTGATTTACCAGAAGCCGACCCGCCGCCCGTCATAAAAAAGATCGGATTTTTTTGCGCCTTAGGGTTATTTTCTGCAATAACATCTTCAATAATTCTTCGATGTAATTCCTGACGTTCTGGCGTCCATCTTGTAAGGTTTGACGGCTCCGCGTTTTCTGCAAGTGAACCATCCGAATATCTTTGCCAAGAAAGTTCCGCGCCTTTTCTTTCCCTAACAATATCAGGAACGATTTTAATTTTTTCTGCGTTTCTACCATATGCGGCCTGTAACTGCGCCAAAGTTTTTTCTGACCCATCAACAGCAACAAATTTCCTGATCGCCTGATCGCCACCATATTTTTTTGACAATTTATCAAAAAATCGAACTTTTTTTGCTCCAAGTGCTTTTGCCTTTATTGTTTGCGATTGACTTGAAAGCCAAGTTCCGTAAGATTGCCCTGCGGGTACCAGACCACTTTCTGATGGCCTGAACCCTCTACGTCTGGGCGCTTCGATCTTACGACCAAAAACACGGCTTAAATTTTCGTAATCTATTTCGGCAACTGTTCTTGATCGACAATTGAAATGCTGTGGTGGCTCCGGCCCTTTTCCATATTCAAATACTTGTTGATCTAATGAACGACAACGTGAACTGGTTCTGCTATCCAAGGTTGCAAGGTAACGATATTTTTTTGTTGCGTCTGGGTTTGCCTTGTAAACCTGTTGCGCCGCGACATTGCTAACCTGATTTATTGATGTTCTGACGATTGTTTGAATCTGCGGGTTTGCAAGCATCATTGACGCGCCACGCATTGCCAACTGTTGCTGTTTTGCTGTCTTTGCCAAAGTATTGAATCTCAACTTGCCGACAAGACGCCTTCGCATCTGTTGGGTTGTATCGCCTGCCAATAATCCATCACGAATTGATCTCCCAAGTCTTTCTGCACTTTGGTTTGTAATCCCGCGAAAAGATTTTTTTATTGAATCGCCATTTGGCAACCTTATCAATGCGCCTTCTTTTGCTGTCAAAGAAAACTTTGCGCCAGAACCCGCCGCGATAGTGCTTAATGAATCAGATAAAACATTTAAATTAAATTCAGATGCGCTAGTTGTCACAACAGCTTTTGCAAATGCGGGCGTGACCTCGACAGTTCTAATTGATGATCTTATGCCTGCGGGCAATGCGCGTTCCATTTGAACAGTTGCAAATTCTCCCTGTAACTTTGCAACAGCATCGGAAACAAGTTCCATATCCCGCGTTGATTTGACATCCCATTTTCTAAGGCTTGCTTTTGTTTGTAATAACAAAGCCCGTAAACGTGCCGCTGTATATTTGGGCTGATTCGCCCTTGGAAGGCGCTCTATTGCTTCTAATTTATCAACCGCCCGCAATATAATTCGATTGTATGATTCAACGATTTCACGCGAAACTTTATTTGAAAATCTGTTTAAATCTAAACTATTACGAAAATATTCTTCAGGAATTAAATCAGGGTAAGGAATAGATGCTCCAAGTTTGGAAACATCAGATGGAACCCGAATCGGCGTTTGTGTCATTAATCGTCATCTTCTGGGTCTTCAACTGATTCATCTTGTTCGGCTTCAGGTGTTGGTTCATCTGTTTCGATCATGTCGCCTTTTTGTGTTGATTCAATTTCTTCTTCAACGTCAAAATCATCGCCGAGGATTTCGCCTTCTGCTAATTGCTTCAATAATGTTTCCTGAGATATAGCGCCAGAAGACCATAAACCTTGCATCGCTTGAATTTCTTGCGGTGCTAATCTCTGACCCAAGAAATCACGGTTGACAAAAGCATTTCCGATTTCTGCAATATTTAAATAATTTGCATGAAATACCAAACAATTGTCAATCATGTCCTGAAGCTGTTGCGCCACAATCATCAATGTCGAATCGCCTTGGCTTCTTTGTATCTCTTGTGATGCGGCTGTTTCCGCGACAAGTTTTTGTCCGAGGATTGCGGCAAGTGCCAAAGTATTTATTTGATCTTCTAAATTTTTTATTCTGTCGCGTTGATACTGAAACGATTGCCCTTTGATCTCTACAAACTCGGCTCTTGCACCTTCTGGAAAGGCAATTGCTTCGCCCGGCCCCGCGCTAACTTCTTCTGAAGCCTGTGGAAATCCAAAAAGACAAAGTAAAGGAACAGAAGATATTCTTAATTGATTATCAAAATCTGAACTCTTTTGATAATGCAATAAATTCAATTCTGCAATATCTTGCATCGGCGGGCGTGATTCTAAAAACGAAACCTTGTTTGAATATGCAATTGCAAAGGGTATGTAATCCAAGGACGTTGTACCTTCATCAACTTTGACAAATTTTCCCTGCCTGCCCTTTCTGTGAACCTCAAAGGCTCCCGGCGTTAATAATCGAACCTGTTCAACTTCTTTCTGTCCATAATCGCCGTCTTCTTCTGTAACCCGTTCCAAAAGTCGTAATTGTGAAAGTTTTTGTTGCCCGTCAACAAGTTCTGTTCTCCATCCAAGTATCTCGCGCGGGCTGTATGTAATCCAATAGGGTCTGCCAGTTCCGCCTGTTGGTGCATCAACCAGAACCCCGACATGACCATAACGCAACATTATTTTTGCTGTCTCATATGTCCAACTTGTGAGATCGTTACCCTGTAAATCAATATCAAACAAATCTTCTGTAACTCGTTCTGAAACCTCATTTAATCGAACAGGTTTGCGCGTAAGCATACCCGCGAGCAATCTTTCAATCCTGACATACAAAGGCGCAAGAACGCTTGTAGCCAGACGATTGTCGTAACTTTCATCTTGCTCCCTTGGCATCTGGGGGAGGTATTTTCGATGTCTTTTTCTTATTCCATAAGTTCCTGTTATCAAATCTTCAATCAATATCCAGTTTGGCTCCATATTTACATACGCATTGCTAGGGTCTTGCACCTCAACAGCTTTGCTTGATCTTTCCCTGTCGTAGTGATTGAATGAAGAATACACGGCTTAATTCCTAGCTTAATTTAATAGTAATACACTTTTTAATATATTCTAATCCCTGTTTTGCGCCCTGCCCCCAAATGTAAGGGATTGAAGCAACGCCAACAAAGGTATCGAACGCAATCTGAAAAGTGATCTAATCCTGTCTTTTCTGGTTCGCCTGATTCTGTATAAGATTGAAGTTCCAAAGATTCGATAACATTCTTGCAACGCGGATGTACAAAAAGACTAATTTCTTCTTTACCATTGCATAAAAGGCGCTGAACATTATTAACGCTGTCTTTAATGGATGGATTAGACGCCCCCGATTGATTGGATATTCCATAACTTTCGAGAATTTGGATGTCGGTCTTCGTAGCGTTTGTCGATCTTGCTCCGCCTGAAGAATCTGGGTAGCCATAAAGTCTGTTATGTGGAAATCTTGATTTGATTTCTTTTGCCAGTTGGTCGGTGTCATGTGCGCGTATCTCATCAAAAATATAAAGTTTGTTATCTTTAATCACCGCGCAAACGCAAGACATCTTGCCAATATTAAAGTCGATTCCAAGTCTTATAATTTCGTCTGAATAATTTGGGATGTCTTTTGTTATATGTTTTTCTCTATCGAAGCGGTCAAAAACAGCGCCAGTTGTTAAAGATATGAACTGCCCTTCAAGGTACGCCTTGAGAAGGTTAGGGTCGTAGTTCATTTGCATTCTACTGATAAAGTCTTCAGGAAGCCATGGATTATCCGTTGACTTCATTCTTATTAACTTTCTATCTGTTTTTTCTTTTGCTTGATCACTTCCGAAAGTTTCCCAAAACCATCTGTAACCTTCAGGAGTGGAAGCCGCCGCAAATTGGCGAACATTCCCTGCGCGAAGACGTCCAAGAATTTTTGGAAAAGCGCGATCACAAATCGATTTTGCAACTGTGTCGATTTCGTCTGCCAATATAAAAGCGGCATTGATTCCGATTATTCTTTGCCAAGATTCAAAAGAACGACACATAATCCGCGTATCTCCCTTAGGTAGATGCAAAACAAAATCAGGCAACGGCGAACTTCTGAATGTGTAAGGAATTTCGTAATTTAATAAAAATTCCTCAAATTCTGTTACAAAAAGATCACGAACTAGCGGTTGCGTAGGCTCTAATACAATACCTGTGAAGCCTTGATTTAATAATGACAGGTGCAAACACTTCGCCAGTAAAGATCGCGTTTTACCTGACCCATAGCCCGCGCATAAACCCAATATTTCTGTTTCTGTGTCATTTACAAACGATAACTGCCCCGCGTGAAGATCAGATAATACACGCTCTAATATTATCTTTGTATCTTTTTCATCAGGAGGATTTAAAAAATCGAGGAGGGGTTGTTTTTCGCAGACATCAGAAATAAGGCTCATGCTGACATATCAAAGCGTAATAATTTTGCTTGCATTTCAACGGCACGGATGGCGGTTTGCAATTGATTCTCCATTGATGCGCGGCGTTCATAATCTGCAAGTCTGGCGATTGCCCCTGTAAGCCATTGCGGGCGCTCCAATTGTGCATCTTGCTCCTGTAGTATGCGAGCGCGTGACAAATATTCTTCTGTTTGACGTAAACTTACTGAATAATTCTCCGCGCAGTATCGAGCAATTTGCGTTTTTGAATTTCCGAGCAAAAGCAAATCGTATATTTTATGTATACGCCTATCAATTTCGATATTAGTTGCCTTTTTAGCCATGCCCTTAATATATAACATGAATTATAGGGTTGACATCAGATTTTAATTTTATTATAATTAAATTGTTATCAAACAAACTAAACCAATGACAAATTTCTTTATGATTATGTGCGCGACAGGAATCTTTTATTTGGGATTCGATGGGGCATTGACCGATATGACCCGCAACGATTGTGCGGCGGGTGTACAAGCGGCTTGCGAGGTGTTGCGATGAGAAAACATACGATTACAATTTACAGCAACGATGAATATTCTTTTTGGGAAATTCTCAAAGAAATAAATATGGACATTACAAAAGAAGTATTTGACAGGGAAAACATCAGGAAAAGAAAATTCAGCGGAATATTAGAACAAGAAAAAGATTGCGACAGCCCAAATTGGCGATATATGGGTAATACCGAAACTATCGCCAAATGGGAATCAAACGTAGTTTCCGAATCTGAATTTAGGAGGTTTCAAACATGATTGAAGATGGCGCAATGTGGTTCAATACAAGTGAACCTGAACATATGAATGTAAGAAAAGATGACAAGTGGTTAAAAAAAGATTTTGTAAAAGATCAAGAGCAACTTAAAGCACTCAATCAATTGCTTTCTTTAGTTATTGGTGGGCGTATTGCTAAACAAACTGAGCATTTAAAAAGCGCCCCTATCAATCGTATTAATCATGCTCAAAAGATTATTGCTGATGGGGAACTTCAAGAAGCAACGCGAGATTTGCAAGATGGTTACGATGGCGCATCAAAAAGACTTTCACAGGTTGAACGTAAGATTGATTCTTTGAAAAGTTTAAAAGTACTTGCAGAAATGGTTGAAGAAAATGTAAGGGATGCGGCGCTTGCGGCTGTCCGCGAAGGTGCAAATTCTGATGGGTTTATGTTTGATGAATATAACGAATGGGAGGACAAATATAAATGAATATAAAATATATAGACAGCGAAGCACGTTTTTGTTTTATATGTGAAGCCTGCGGCGAACCTATTGAAGATTTAGATGGCGTTGTAGATTTTCCCGCATTTCCATTCTCTAAAAATGTAAAAAGTCCTTTGCGTTTTTATCACAGGGGAAGATGTGCAAAGATTGGAGAAAAAAGAAAATTTGACGATATGTGGGGCGATTGGAATTTAAGTGATTTTGTAGAAAGTCTTAAAACAGGAGAATTGCCTGCGGGAATAAGATTTCTTAATGGCGAAGACCCTGACACTATTTTTAAAAATGACTAAAAGATACAGATTTTCAAGCGGGGATGAAGAAACATCGCGCAGGGCTGAACAACAGTTTTTACGCATTACAGAAAACATGACCGA